GAGATTATGAGCTAAAGAAAACATAGACATGGATGGTGCAATGCCCAAAGGCTGACCAGTACTCCATGCTATAGTAGGTGGAAACATCGGAAGAAGTTCTGATCCTACATCCCAAGTTCCTTTACATGCCCATTCCAGAGCATTGAGGAATACGGTGTCCAGACCCATAATACGCAACATGTCCAATTGTGGTTTCAAAGGAAACCGACAGGTTGCAGTGGTAAGGTCGACTGAATATACGGTTTTACCGTCCCTTAATTCTTGCTGGGCCCAGAGGGCACCAGAAAGTTGATTGTATGTACAATCAGAGGGCAAGGTTTTCCGTCTTCTGTCTATCCATTTATGGATAGGATACAGCAGACATTGGACAATAGAGAGAGGAGAAGCATACATACGTAGCTTCCCGGCACCCTCTTGGGTCGCGTGGATCTCTCCGACGCTAATGTCTGTTTCAGTCCCCGCCCATGTCTCAAAGTATCTGTCAAGGTACTCTGGACTAAGCGGGTGGAAAGACTCCATCCAATAGGGCAGGCGGTAAAGCTGCGGGACGTTCATCACTATTTCTAGTGACTCCATTACTGGAGGTTCCACAGTAACTTCTGTCATGCCTCGATCCTGAGTGGTCAGGTGCCTTGTTGTACACCGAGCAATCTGCTTGGGACTACGGGGTGCCTCGGCTACTGGCCGGCCTAAAAGGCCTGCCATTGGTATCGAAGTGGTTGTTATACCCAGATTTATCATCTGAGACAAAAGTGTTAAACCGTCTTCACTCCCTGAGAAGGGAGAGATGGCCGCACTGACGACCTTGTCCACCTGTTGTTTGGTGACTTCGGTCAACCGAATGGCCCGGGCAAATTTTGATACCCGAACAAGGGTCTCTAAAGAGTACCCTTGACCTTCCGGTTTCTGTCGAAGGAATTGGATGGCTTTTGGCCAACCATCGCCTGTGGTTTTCACCCAGACGGTCTTGACAGAAAGTCCTAACAGGACATTGAGCATACAGTCTCCGACGGCTTTAAGATAACTTATTGCACGTTCGGGACCTTGGTGCTCGACCTGAAAGGCGAACCATTTGGAAAGACGGTTTGCGTCGTCTCGGTTTAACCCGATATTCCGCAACCGTCTACCCATAAGTCTGGTAGTAATTGTCATATGCCTCCTAAAAATAGGTGTGTG